CAGCTACAGTAGAACCGGCAGGCGATACAAGTGGTGAATACGGATACAAGTTCAAATAACCCAGTGGGTAATCATTGACTGAATTCCAGATAGCATTCATTGGATAGAAGGTGCGAGTAGACATATAGGGAACGACAAGTTCAGCAACAGTATCTGTAGAGAGATCAAACTCAACATGAGGAATGGTTGTCCTTTGTACAAGTGTGGCCATATGTGAGTTATTAACTGCGATCTCCTTGAGACTTGATGTTGAACGAAGTGGTCCTGCCAAAGGCACCCAACCTAAACAATAACGCCCTTGCTGAAACCTGTTAGCATTGATTACGATCCTAAAGACCATGTCCATGCGAATACCAAAAATACCTCTAAGTTTCTCTCTCCACATGACAGCCTGTGAGCTCTGAAGAGCCGAATAAGGCATACTATATGAATTGAGAAAACTATAAGTGTCAGTGATGTTGAAATTGCCAGCAGCGATGATGATTGGTCTAGACAAAAATGTCCTGATAGACTGTTCATCAAAGTTGGTGTCATTCATGGACAATAGAGCATTATCCACATGAGTAATGTGAGAAGTGTCCCTAGTGACTACATTAGCATCATCGACGAAAACTGTGGCATCATTGCCTTGAACATTGGAATGGCCTTGGTGTACAGATGAATCTTCAATAACTTGATCTGTTGCTCCACCAGACCCAGTGACCTGAGTGGGTGGAACTGATAAATGAGTGACAGGAGTATTAGTATTCATCTTATATTTACACGTATTTACAAAGGATTTAACGTCTCTCGACGGAAGGTCTTCCAGGCCTACAGGGTTTTGAAACGGCTTATCGTACCATTTCGCATTGTATTGACGGTTAGAGAACATACTTTTTGATGATCTAACGATTTTAGTTTGTTTGGGTCTGTTTTTTACAACTCCTTGCCGCTTTGTCTCAACATTATATACCATATTGGTCGCCCCTTTTGAGGACTTGGCGATTTCCAGTAAAACTGGAGGGCACACCTTAAAT